ATACGTTCCGCATCTTCTAATTCGGATGCACCGTAGTTGACGACTAAGTCTTCACTCGGAATAAATTTCGCACACGGTCTTCCCATGTTGCCATCGTAATAAACTTTTTTAAACGCACTCCCGGCTAATGGTAAATGGAAAAGTAATTGATCCATTTCGGCATCATACTCTTTCATCTTGTAGACGATTTGATAGTTCATAAATTCTTTCACACGCTCGGCTTGTTGCTCGACTGCATCATTGACTTCTCCAATGATACTTGTCTTAACGGGACCGCCCGCAGGCAAAAGCTCTTTGTAGGCTCCTGCTTGAAACTGCGTGACGGCCTCAGCGAGTAGTGGATGAGAAACGGATGCTGCCCCTCTGAAGGGGTTTGAAACTTCATTGTACTTGAAACCTAAAAGATCTAATCCTTTGATATAACTTTGCTCCCAATCTTTTCTCGATGTTTGATCGACCGAGAACTGGGAGCGCAGTTCGTTGGAAATTTGGGCTAAGGTTTCTTCGGGGATATCTTCGGCGAGGTTGTCAGCGAATCCTTGTCCGTCGTCCATGGCCGATGGACCAAGGCTGAGTGTCTCTTGGCCTTCTTCCTCAACTTCGACGTCTAAGGGAACTTGTGCTTCTTCTAATGCTAAATCTTCTATACCAGTTGGTGCAGTGTTTAATGTTTTATCTATTTCGGCCATAAATGTTAAAATATATCTTTTTTAGTATCATACAAGGGTTTATCTATAAAGCCACCTGCGTATTTGCCATTAATATCATATCTTTTTTTCAGCTCTTCGGCTGCTTTATTTTTTACTTCATCAAACATATTAGATAATTCTTTTGTTCTTTTTTTATCAGAAAAGAAATCGGTCCCAAATAATCCATTGTATAATTTTCTTAAAACAGGTTGATATTTCTTATCGGCCTTTTCTACATAATCAGAATACATCATCATATGATCGCCTTTGGTTTGTTCGAAATCTGTGTTTTCTTTTAAGAGTTCAATCCCTCGGTGTTGAAATTCATGTTCATACGCTTTTTCAGCAGGGAGAGTTTCTAGATATTCTTTTACTAAATTAGCTTCTTTGTCAGAAAAACCTAATTGTTCTTTTAAACCTCCGACACTGTAAATATTTTTAATATCGGATTTTGGTTCGATATACACGACATCTTCTTCTAAACCTCTTTTTTCTATTTCCTCATAGAGTTCAGGTACTTTACCTAAGGTCTTTTTTAAAGTATCACTTTGATTTTTAGATTGAAAATCTGTGGTTATATAATCTCCTCCGGTAAATCTTTGCACTAACACTGAAGGATCATATCCATATTGAAATAAAGGATCAGATTTTAATAATGCATCCAATCCAGCATTTTCCATGCCTAATTTTTCTACTGCTCTGAAACTAGGTGAAGATTTTTTTGCCATGATTCTTAAAATATATCTTTTTGGTTACCATACAATGGTTTATCGATAAAGCCACCTTTAGCTTTTTCGATAGGTTTTCCAAATTGTTTTATTTCGACGGACTCTTCGGGGTAAAAATATTGTTTTACCGAATGAGGTTTTACACCTGTAAGCTTTCCTCCTTCATATGTAATACCATCATATCCGTTTTTTGCAAAAAATTCGTTTATAATATCTAATTCATCGGTTATGTCGTTTGCTGTCATATCTTCAGATATTAAATCATCTCTTATTTCATCATAAGCATCTTTCCAAGATTTACCTTTAAAATTATTTAAATCAAAATTTATACTTTCCGATAAAGAAGGACCTAAATAATTTTCAAAATCTTCAATATTTTTTTTGGTTATTTTATTTTCTAAATCAAATAGTTTATTTTCTTTTTTTTCTAAGACTTCATAAACTACTCCTTTATCTTTTTTTCCTTTATAGCCCTCAGCGATATCTAGGGCGTCTGTTGTATAAAATCCATTTCCATAATAATTTTTATTATTGTAATAACCGTCAATTAAAAGTTCAATTTCTCCCTTTGCTCCATGGTATTGTTTTCCTGCACCTCTCGTATCTTCCTCTTCGTCCTTCTTAGGAATATCAGGTAAGTCGATATCGGGATCAGGTTCTGGCTTTTTCTCTTCTTCCTCTTCTTTTTTCTTTTCGGGTAATTTGTCTTTCATCGCCATAATACCAGAAGTGCCTGTTAATGCTTGCCCTGCTTGTTTCAATAATTCTAATTTTTGTTCGGGTGATAAATTTTCAGTAGCTTGTTGTGCTCCGCCTATACCGAGAGCGGCTAATCCTGAGGCAACTAGAGGTAAAGCTTGTACTGGCATATCTATTTATACTGTTAAGATCCGTAAAATGCAATCCTACGTCTTGGCATCCAGTTAGGTACTTTCTCATCATCGTTATGTACCAATGCACCAAACTGTCTGTAACGCATTAATGCTTGTGTTGTGCTATCCACATAGTCATCATTTCTACCATACGGGAAAGCAGCGCATTCTTCAATCAATTCTTCTGCCCATTTATAAGGTGGTGCCCATACCATTCCTGACTCAAACAACGGTGCAATCGAGTTCACTCTGACCATCTTATCGTTCCCTCTACTGGGTGTAAAATTAATCACGGGTATTCCCATGGCTTGTAATTCGTGAGTGAGAGGTAGACCACTGGCTTTCGCTTCAATAATAATCTGTTCGGGTTCCCAGTAAGCATTCTTCTCTAAAGCAATTCTTTTCAACTCAGGAAAATCCCATCTGCCTTTGTCTGCTTCTAAAAGCAAAAGATTCTGTTTACCCGTTACCTCATTTCTAAAAACTCCCCAGGTGGTAATGGCAGAAAAGTCCGCCGTTGTTTTAGAGGAAAAAGCGGTATCATAACTTTGAATGATATATTGCAAAGGTGGTTTATCCCCTTCCCATAGTTGCCACCATTCTCTTTTCAAAATACTTGTCTCTTCGGAGGTGGGTTCTTGTTGCCACTGTGCGTTCCACTTACCGACAGGCAACGATGCCTTCACGGCTTCTAACTGATCTAACTTCCAATACTCGGGCCATTGCGGTTGTCCGTCGTCCGTGATTGCTGGGAAATCTACAATCTCCCATTTGTCAGCCATGGGATCTTTCATCTGCGCTTCAATCAATCTCTCTGTCAAATCATCTTCGGACCAACGGGTCATGACCACAACAATACTTCCGCCTGGTTGCAAACGCTGACGAGGACCAGAGGTATACCACTCCCATGCGTTCTCCATGGCCGTCTTGGAAAGAGCATCTTGCTCGGAATGGGGATCGTCGATAATGAGTAAGTCTGCACCACGACCGGTTATCGAACCACCGACACCGGCTGCAAAATATTCGCCACCATGATTTGTTTCCCATCTTCCCGCTGCTTGAGAGTCGGCTCTCAGTTCAGTGTCTGGGAACACAGACTTGTATTCTGTTTCGTTCATCAAGTTTCTGACCTTACGACCAAAACGATATGCTAGCTCTGCCGTATGGGTGGTTTGGATAATTTTCAATTTAGGGTTATGCCCCATCATCCAAGCGGGAAAGAGGAAACTGGCAAATTCCGATTTAGTATGTCGGGGTGGCATGTTGACAATTAATCTATTAATTTTTTTATCCCTGATGGCTTCTAATTTTTGTGCAATGATTTTATGGTGTCGCCCCTCAATGAAGTCGGGCCATATGGTTTTTACAAAATTGATAAAGGAGTCTCTAGAACTTCGAGCAGATTCCAGTTGAACTTTTTTTAATTCTAACTTCTTGAGGAACAGCGCCCTTTCTTCCTGAGACATCTCATTGAGATTTGAAAGAAAATTGGTCATCTTTTGTGTATATATTTATATCTTAAGTCACCTATATACAATATCAAAATTTAGGGGTTACCCCTTAATTAAGTATTATAATGTATTACTTCGTAATACCTTAGTATCTCTAATAAAAAATTATTCATTCTTCATAATTTTTTATTAAGGCGCAAAAAAAAATCCACAGGCACAAGTAATAATTAATTACGAACAATCGGCCAAAAAGATTTTGTCTTTTAATCGTGGGCAATCGTCAATCGGTCCTGAACAACCGATCAAGTATCAATCGGCCCTGAACAAAGGACCACGAACAACGGCCAACCGATCAGGCCTGAAAAGTTTTTTTATTTAATTGTTTTAATTTATATAAATTTCTATATATTAAATAACAGAATTAAATAACAGAAAGGAATAAACTAAAATGTTATTTGAAAA